CGATTACTCTGCTGCAACTGATGGCCTGTCTTGGTCGTATAGTGGCAGAGTCTTCGAATACGTCATTCAAGATCTCCCTGAAGGCGTTAAGGAGATTGCTCGTCGGGTTCTCGGTCCTCATTCTCTCCATTACCCTGATAAGAAGGGTGAACCTATCTACCGTGGTGAACAAGCCAATGGCCAGTTGATGGGAAGCGTTCTTAGCTTCCCGATTCTTTGTCTGGCGAATCTTGGTCTGTATCTACGGGTGAATCGTGTTCGTCAGCGTTCCTGGACGAAGCGTCAGAGGTTAGATCACGTGCTCATCAATGGTGATGACATGTTGTATGCTGCCCCTGCGGCCCTTTGGGACCGTCACGTAGAGATGGGTGATCAGATTGGATTGAGGATGTCCGTCGGTAAGGCGTACCGACATAGAGAGTATGCGAATATCAATAGTACGAGTGTTCATTACCGTATTGATGGTACCTCTCCCCCCTTTCAGATGGATTTCTTGAATGTTGGCTTGTTCTTTGGCCAGCATAAGGTCCAGGGTGGGGATGAGATGGGTGAAAGTACCCTCGCTTGTAACGTTAATACTCTCCTGCAGGGTTCCCTCGAGAATCGGAAGTGTCATTTGTTGGCCTCGTTTCTCCGTGAACATGCGGAAGTTTTGAGAGAAGAGTGTCGTTCTGTCACCTGTGAGACGATCGTTGACTCTGAACACTTTGTGTTCAGTAGGAGGGATGGCGAAGTTGTTGCCACCCGTGCTCCGCGTTTTGTTAAAACGGTCCGACGTCTACACACTCGAAATCTCTTTCTTCCAGAGTCTTGTGGTGGGATGGGTATCGTACCCCCACCAGGGTGGCGTTTTTTGGTGTCCGAATTTGATCGGCGCTACGCCGCTGCGGTTGTTCTTGACCACAGCTCTCCTTTCTCCGGACCCGGCCCTCTGCCAGGGTTTCCGTTAGAACAGTCAGATGATCTCCTTGCCAGTCCTTGGGCAAAGAAGTTTTCATCCACTGAGGAGAATCCCATTAAGCTCTTTCCTTCACACATTAAGCTCAGTCGTTTTGTCACGCGGTCCGGGATTGTCCGGTACTGCCATAATCGCTATTCCAAATGTGCATAGCACTTGAACAGGTACCTCCGGCCTATCTTGCTGGGTGCTTGATGCTGACGTCGGGGCGCGACGTTAAACAGTCCCATTGGGTTCTAGAGTGTAGACAAGCTAAAACGTTTACGGTGGGGATTGTCCCACTGTTGTAAAGATTTACGTTGCTAAATTCCCATTAGGTTTCTGCTTGCATGAAGCTTGAATGGGTTACACGCCGAGAGACAGCACGGCTTGGCGGTGCTGGGAGTGGAGAGTTGTAAGTTGGCAGGAAGGGAATGTCCTTCTCTAAGTCTCAACAATTACTCCATCCCCCCCACTGTTCTCTAGGATGAACTGTCCCAATCCGCTTATTGGGATCCAATACTTAAGCATTTCAGCGTCTGATCATGAATCATACATCCCAATCTAGGTCGGCTGGCCGCAACCAGCCCCGCTCCGGCGCCCCCCGTGGTCGTCGTGGTCCTCCTCCTTCCCAACGTTTTGGGTCTAGCAGGTTGGATCGTGAGTTTTCCCGACTTGCTCTAGTCGGTGGACGTGTCCAGAGATCTCTTGGATACAACGCACCCAATGT